AAGAGAGAAAGCCGCCGACCAAGGGAAGGCTTGCATTACACATGGTAGGTCTCATACGACGGAACACGATACCTATTTAAAAGCAAAACAGCGTTGTGTTAATCCAAAAGCGACGGGATACAAAAATTATGGAGGCCTGGGAATTCAGTTCCTATTCACCTCTTTTGAACAATTCTTTGCTGAATTAGGGCCTAGACCGGAAGGAAAAACCTTAGACCGACAAAACAATAATGGTAATTATGAACCCGGAAACGTTCGTTGGGCAACTTGGAATCAACAAAACAAAAACAGGAGGCCTTTTGCGAAAAGCGTACTGCGACGGAGCCTGTAAAGGTGGACAATGTTCCTGTGCCTTCGCTATTTACGATGGGGATGCAGTTTTTTATGCATCCTCTCGTTACCTAGGCCCTAAGCTGCATACCAATAATTTTGCTGAATTTCAGGGCTTGATTGATTTGCTTAAGTATGCTAAGATGACTTCGATTACCGATCTAGATATAAATTGTGATAGCCAACTTGTAGTAAAACTCGTATCTGGTGAATGGAAAGCCAAACATATAGAGTTAAAGTATTTGAGGGCTTTGGCCAATACTTTGATTATTAATGGCAATCATAAATTACATTGGGTGCGGGGTCATGCGGGGAACGAAGGAAATGAATTAGTAGATCAACTGTGTAACGACAAATTAGAGGGCCGGATTGCACGGGGCACTCAGAAACGGAGTGGTGACGAGAGATGAATTACATAATGCCCGAAATGACCGCAGAAGCGGTAGGAATGTTGCGCCGAGCGTACGAGTACATTGAAGAACGACGACCCTATGAATCGTGGACTCTGGCAATCCTGAACGAGAAAGCATATGATATTGAAGATGCTGTAATAGGCAAAGGGCGGTCAAGGACGATCAATTGAATATCGCAGAGCGGGCGAAGGACAAGCGTCTTCGGGACGTTTACAACACGACGCTGGAGAAGCAGAACGAACAGAGAGTGAAGCAGGATAACAAATGTGCGATCTGTCGTAGATCATTTGAGAGATTCACCGCATTTATGGATCATGAGCACAAATGCTGTCCTCGACGATTGAAAAAGTTCTGCGGACGATGCAATAGGTCTTTGCTCTGTTTCAGTTGCAATAAATTCTTGGTCGGTGTTCTGGAGCGCCAGAGCGTAGACGGAAAGAAGTTAGACCCACTCTGGTTGTTATCTCAGATGACCAAGTACTTCGAATACTGGAATCCGATTCTTAAGCAGAAAGGATGCTATGAAGAAAAGAAAGTCACCGCAGTTCGCAAAGCGAAAGCACGCTTTCGATAGCGTCATGGATTCCTATCGAGCGGCTCGTGGTGTTCAAGTCGGCGTCTCCGCTGTCAATATTGGAAGCGGCGGGAAAGGGACGACTAATCACGTTCGCCCGACATTGGTTGATTTTCGAGCAGACGTTGAGTTAGTCTTTCATAAGGTTTTCAAAGCAGAAACTGCGTGGCGGGCATTCGAAGAGGCATATATCGATTTTGATTCCGAGGACTATATCGAACGAGAGGTCCACGCTCAGAGTATTCTTGGAGAGACGATGCATAGCCTCGCTCAAGGATTAGGGGCCGAATTCATCAAGCGTGGAATATTTCCTTTACATGGAAAGGGTAGCTACTTCAGAACGATACGGAGAACCAAATGAGAAAGCCGAAGAAGACAAAGTACGGGGATTATGCGACGTGGGTTGAATTCGAAGTCATGGCGAATTATTGCGTCAGAGTCATCTTCTCAGATGACATAGTCAAATCGGCGCAGAAACGGATAGGCAGAGGGCCGGGTGAGGGCGCAGATGCTTTCTGCTACCACGTGCATGATACAGGCAGATCGTATATCTTTCTACCGCTTGATGCGCCTGAGGGCACTGTCGTCCATGAATGCTGGCATATTGTAAGACAGATCATGGCATACTGTCACGTCCAAGAATTAGACGACGAAGTCATCGCATATCATCTCGATCATATGGTCGAAAAAGTTTACGATTTCAAAAGAGCAATTCAATCTAGCATCAAGGAAGAGGAAAACAATGACAACGGCAAGTGTATTAATACCGACACCAGAGCAATTACAGAAGGCTAACAAACTTCGGGACGACCTCAACCAGCAAGTCAGGGATGAGATTGGAGATGACGAGAACATCAAGTTCCCTCAGAAGAACATTCTCTTGCAAAAATTTGGCGTGATTCCACCTGTACTATTACCTGGTTGGGATCAGGTAGCGGAGGATTACGATGGACGAGCATAACCACGATCACGGGCCGAAGCAGATAACAGAAGGACAGCTACGAAAATTACGGGGTCAATACTTCACCGTGCGGCATCCACGGGTTCCAGAGTGCAATCACAAAAGCGATGTAATAAACGAACCCCGCCATCGTAACTGCCAGCACTGTTGGTTCTCGTGGCTGGAAAGCCATCCTGAGCTAGTAAAGGTGGCAGATGAAGCCTATATCGAACAGGGAGCGGCATTCCTCGATAAGATGAGAGGCCGGACTTTTCGAGTAATGTTTTGTCGGTATATGGCCACAAAATTGAAGATGCAAGAACAGGAGAAAAATGACAAAAGAACAGCGATTGAAAGCGGTGGAGAAATTGGGGGAACAACTGGACAAGCAATTCGAGACGAAGGGGAGTTTTCAGAGACAGGGGAATCGGGTCCGCAAGCCAGTCCCACACATCCCGACGAACCTTGTATCGGTTGACAACGAAGTTTTAGGTTGTGGTGGTTGGCCGAAGGGCCGGATAATTGAAATCTTCGGCCCAGAGGCATCGGGAAAAACGGCTCTTACTCTTCATACGATTGGAGAAGTACAGAAGGCAGGGGGCGTCGCTGCTTTTGTTGACGCAGAACACGGTCTATCGGCTACCTTTGCCAGTAATTTAGGGGTCGATATGGATGAACTGGTCGTAAGCCAGCCGGGGTGCGGAGAGGAGGCTCTAGAGACCGTTGAGGCGTTGGTTGAATCACAACTTGTCGATCTCATAGTGGTGGATTCCGTAGCTGCTTTGGTGCCACGGGCGGAATTAGCGGGAGAGATGGGCGATTCACATATGGGTTTGATGGCCCGATTGCTCTCACAGGCATGTCGTAAATTGACGGGACTCTCTGACAAGAAGGGCGTGACGATAGCGTTCATAAATCAAATCAGGGAGAAGGTCGGGGTCGTCTTTGGAAATCCTGAAGTCACTACAGGTGGGCGGGCTTTGAAGTTTTGGAGTTCTGTACGAGTAGAAGTTCGGAGAGTAGCCGCATCTAAGAATGGTACAATCAAGGAAGGTGACAAAGTAATCGGGCATAAAGTACACATCAAGAACATCAAGAATAAGTGTGCGATGCCCTACAGGGAATGCGACGTTGATCTCCTCTACGAGACCGGCTTCGACAAGGTGGAAGATTTGATCCAATATGCCCTGAAAATCGGGGTGCTCACAGGCTCCACATGGTTTGTAATGCCAGAATACAACCACGGAGAAAAATTCCGGCGAGATCAGATTCCCCTTGACATTCTCCGCAAAAAGGTAGATGATTATCACAGTGCGTTACAAGCCAAACTGGAGACCGAATATGAAAAAGCACGGGAAGACGCAAAGGATTCAGAAGGGTAGTCCGGTGTATTCGTACACATCCGCTTGCTGTAATGCCCCTGCGACCAAACCACCGTGCCTATATTTAGGGATGCGGTCGAAGGAAGCCGAATTTCAGGGACTAGGGACATTCCGCTGTACGTCATGCCATAAACCATGTAAATGTACACGGAAGAAGAATTCACTTGACAAGCCCGCTGAGCCAATGGTAGAGTAGGTATTCATAGGCGGCGTCGGTATGAAGAATCCGACCCGCACCGAGGAGCGGCGGAACCGCTCCAAACTTCTGGAGGGTCTATGAAAACCATCACGTGGGTCATAATCATTCTGGCATTCCTCTGCCTCTGCTTCGCACCGCTGGCAATCCTCGCCCACGGGTCTACAACGAAAGCCAATCGCCCGAACAGTCTGGGAATCTCGGAAATTTACACTAATACTAATGCCTATCTTTTTGGCGTGCCGATTGACGGCCAGATTCTGGAATCTGAGGAAGACCGGGCAACGAACGTCCGTTTTCAGCCTTACAACACCCCCGCTCTTTATGACGAGTCTGTTCTATTCTGCGGGCAGGTAGCCGACTTCTTTCAGGGCAAGACCGGGCCTTTGGTTGTGACATATGACAGAATCGCACACAGGAGATTCCACGGGATCGCCTGCCACGATATCGTGAGCGTGCATCAGGTGCACGATGATCAAGTGACGGTGCTGCCATGAATCAAGAATTGGAATTCATTCTTGATGTTCTTTCCTTGATGTGCTGTGCCGTGATAATCGTCTGGGTGTTATATCTTGTGGCGATACTAGACGAATTTCTGCGGAGGAAACCATGAGCGAAGATGCCGATTACAACCCAGATATCGATCCTACGGTATGCTGTATCTTCGGATGCGGTGATCCGTCTACCGTGTTTCTAGATAGTCACTGGTACTGCGATCTGCACGGCAAGGAATACGAGCGGGATAGGTCTTGTGCCGAGCCCGGATGCACGGAGACAGGGGTAATCAGTTCCAGCAAGACGACTGCGAAATTCTGTGTAAACCATGCGTGGAAGCAGGATCGAACGGTGGACGAGCACGGGCTAAATCACCCCGAGTCGAAGACCGAAGAGAATCTTGGTAAAGAGATTATCAAATACGTCTCCCCAGTGAAGAAATCGCTGGAAGATGTATTGACTCGTTGGCAAGCCCTTGCAGATTTTCAGGATTACATCGCAAATGGGTTGGATGCGATAACTACGACGCTGGCGAAGTATGACAACCCTGCAAACATTCCTGCGGTGGATGCCGCCCGAAAGAAGGGGCTAGAACACGCCTTGAAACTGATCGAAGTGTACCAGATGCAGATAGCGGGCTTCGAGCAAAAGAAGTGGGATTTGAACAACCTGCTCGACAAGTGCGTGCCTTCAAAGGATACATTGGCCTTGATAAAGGCCGAGAAAGAACACGAAGCGGCGAGACAGAGAGTAGAGAAGAATTTGAAATCGGGGAAGAGTGAATGAAGACCAATCGAGAGATCGAGCTCGCTAAACGCCGTGCATTGCGGATCATCCGTAAAGTCCAACCGAAGACTGTAGGTGAATTAGCGGTCGCAGGTTTGAGATTGCGAGAGATCAAGATACGGACTCGAAAAGGCATGAAAGGTAATGGTGCCTTCCGGCGTGCCTATGAGATCGTTGGCACTGGATTGGTCGTCAAGTTCCCACGCCCGGAATACAGTCGCGGCGTCGGGTGGGTGAATGCCGAACACACGAGAGACGAAGTCAAGAAGATTCGTGCCCTTTCGCAGTACTATAGCCTTCGCCCGCACATGCCGCCCGTGTACTATTACAACGGGCGAGACGGCGTGATGGTCACCGATTATTATCCGTTCGTTTGTCCAGACAAGGCGAAGAACGTCATCCTGTCGGATGTGATCTTTGAACTGACCGGCATCCCTCTGGACGATGTGATGGGTGACAATGTTCGCATGAAAGAGACAGGTAATCCAGTGTTCGTCGATCTCGGGTATTAGATGGTTTATGAAAAGACGATACTCGACTATCTGCTAGACGACGAGAGATACCTTTTTCGTTAACGCCGGAAGGTGTGGTAGAAATTTTAGCCGAACCTTGTGCCTACGGAGATCGTGTACATTCTTTTGACTTCCATGTGGGTATTGACCGCAAAAACAATTCGCTAGGATACACGAGAGACAACTGTGTAGCGTGCTGTTCAAAACACAATTACATCAAAGGCAGCTGGGTTACTCATGACCAAATGATTGCGATTGTTCGATTATATCCCGATACCATAGGCGTTTGTGGTCAGCATGCGTGGGGCGGCGGGAGACCGCCGGTTACTAACAGGTTACCACAGTGCCATTGACACCTTCAGCGTTTGCTGAGACAATAGGAGTGAAAGTGAGGAATTATGAAAGAAGCCGTGATCACGATTCTTGGAACGATTCTGCTGATATTAAGTGTAGTCTGCATCGTAGTGGGCTTGGTCGGCATGGTTACCGCTCAGAGTCGCCCGGTGACGTTCCCAGAGCATCCTCAACACGCTACTTACGTCATCCTGCCGTACGGTGGGACGACGAGCGTAGCCCAAGGCGAGCAAACTTCTAACTTCCCCTCCCCCGCCTTCCCCATATCGTTAGGCGAAGTGGCACGTAGAAATCGAATCGAGCACGAGTCTGTACCAAAATCTAAATGCGTCTGGGAGGATTTATGTCACCTTTTATCGAAGATCGATTGCCTAAGCAGGTAAAGTTCGAAGTCAAGCCAGTCGGATTGAAGTGGGGAGTCTATGAGGCTAAGGCAGGCTGCGTGTTCATCGGGACTGCCGCCGAAGTCCGCCAGTATCAAGACCAGAGACGTGTAAAGGAAGAATTGAAAGTTGCCGAGCGTGGGCTCAACCCTGAGGTCTCCCGCTATGGCGTGATTAGGGATTTATTGGCGAACAACAAAAAACGACGATCCGAACCGTGTGCGCTGTCATCAGCGTCATGATTCAGATCGTCGTCGGTATTGTCGTCATCTATTTCGATTCGCATACAACTCGCCCACAAGTGATTAGGCTGCGTGAAAACAGGCTATTGCGGCCCTATTACCCCCTACGTCCGTAGACCATGTAGGATTCAAAGGTGTTGCAATGGAAACAACCAAGTAGGATGCTGCCGAATCCCTATTTACCGAGGGTGATATCGGGGTATTGAAACTCTCATCTATTGTCGGATTAACTGCATACCCATTTTGAGTCGATACTCCGGTTATGACTACGTCCCCAATAGTCGGTGTCACGCTGCCAGGTTGGATAGTTTGAGATGCCCCGCTATCAACGGCATTCCCTGTATTATTTCCAAGAACTGCTGAAGTTGTATTTGTACGAGAAAATGCGTATATCATAGCTTGATCGTATGCCCCGCTGGAAACCGTAAATGTATGCCCCGATCCAACTACAAGCGCTCCCCCGCCTTTCGAATAAGCATATGCGATGACAATACTCTCCGTCCCTCCCGCATAGTAAGCTGTCAGATAATTCCAAGTGTTCCCATTACCATCAGAAATAGTAGGAACATCGGCATAGCCTGCCAACACAGCCACTAAAAGGGTGGCCCCGGCAGTATCCAAGGTCACCGTGACGGGGTGTCCTGTGAAGTTATATTGGCATGTTCCACTGGTGACCAACCCGATGGGTAAGGCGTGATGTTTTGTACACTGTATTGCTCTTTGCCAAGGTGTCATATTGCTCCTATGTCAAATCTCCCATTGCCAGCCATACAGTGTTCGTCCCGTTGTCTGACAACAGAACCACACTCACAGTGCTATACTGTGCTCTAGTGGTCAGAGAGGATGGGGTGTTAATCGTCACTGCTCCACTCGCAGGAGTCAGAGTGACCTGTGTCGCACCGATCTGAGCAACGCTCAAAGTCGTGCCTATCGGGAATACGACCGTTGCGTGCGCAGGTACTGTGAATGTGGCTACCGCACTGCTCGTAGTGACGAGTTGATCTGCATCTGCAAGGACAGCTGTATAGTTGGTGCTCGTAGATTGCGGATTGACCGATACTGGGGCATAGATGGTCGCACATTCCAGCGTGCCGCTTGCGTTCCCCGGTGTTGACGTAGCGCCAATAGCAACAGTTCCTGCTGCTGAACGGGAAATCCATGTGTCTGCGGTGCCGGGAGTTGGCCCGTCAAAGGGAATTACTTGCGTCTCTGTCAAACTGCCCGTAAGCCCCGACCAAGTCTCTGCGGGAATAGCGGCGATAGAAGCATGTACGAATGCGTCAGTCGCCAATTTGGTTGTGTTGTCACCTGTGGTTTGAGTAGTCCCTGTCGTACCATTAGGGAGTGCGGGCGTGCCACTGAGGTTAGCCGCAGTTCCCGTGATGTTGACGACGAGGGCGGCAGCTTGAGATTCTATAGCACCGACCGTGTCAGAATAGTTTGCCCCACCGTCAGCAACAGGGATTAGATCTCCTGCGGCGGGTGTATGTGGCGTGAGTGAACTGATTTTTTCTGAACTCATAAATTCTCCTAATTCTCCAGTAGTATGTTGCCCGACCCATCTTCTAAACCGATAGTCGTTACGCCGTCCTCAAGCAGGATATCATCCTCAGATGACGGCGGTGAGGGTGGAGTACTTCCAGCGACATAAGTCGTCGGATATAGGGGGACGGGATTCCCGTAGTTCTTGGGTTCAATGACAGGATTCCCGTAGGCGACTGGAAGGTTCACCAGATTCCCAAAATTATGGGTAACAAGGTTAATTACATTACCAAAGACGAGCGGTTCGACGACCGGGAATCCTCTAAGATATCCACCCGTGCGGTTCAATCCTAACATGGGGTTCCTTTCTTCTTGTACGTCTTTCCTAGGTTGAAAAGAGTTTTGTTCCTAGCGGCTAATAGCTCTTTTCGTATACATCCACAACTCTTAGTAACTCCTGAGATTAAATTCTGTGAAATTGGCGTGATTGTTCCGCCACAGAACTGGTTAGGTTTTGACTTTCAAGCCCCCGCCTTTAGGCGTGGGGTATTGACGTAGTAAGGCGTGCCATCTTCTCGTAACCAGAGATATGTGTAGAACATTAGGAATTGAACTCCTGTTGTTCCGCTTGTCGTCTTCGCAATAACCCTGCGACTTCTACTCCCCCCACCTTATCCCATCGCTCAAATTGATTGATGGCGTCAGTCAGATCGTTATTATTTACTAACTGTAGAAGCGTGGAATGTTCGAAAGAGCTACTACCCAGATTAAAAGTGAAATCCACGAGGGAATCAAAAATTCCTTGGGATATTTCTACATGTACATGTTGATTAACCATGGCAACCGCCCATGCGATATCCTGGGATAGCCACGCCTCGGCTTGGTCAAGTGTACAGACCATCCCCGGAGTGACTCCGTTTGCGTGACCGTATCCTATTGTCCATCGTCCGCCTTGATCTTGATAGGCAGTAAGTCGGCAACCTTCAAATTGTTCTGTGAGATGAAGCCCGCTCTGGCTATATTCCATAAACCCTACATCATACTGACGGACTTGAGAATCAATTTAGACGATCCCGCCGTCACATTGTCACCATGACCGAATGCCCCACCCCCGCCGAATGTCATGCCAACACGACCAATGTTTTCTAAAGCTCCCATAAACCCCGAAGGGATGTCAGTTCCCATATGGCCTTGCACGTTAGACCATTTATCAGGAGTGAGAGGAACTGAAAAAGTAACCTCTTGTCCATCGGCAGAGCCAAGAATGTAGCTATCCTTATTAGCCCACCAACGGTAAGATTCATATTTACCCGCCCCACTCATTGTGTCCCATCTTTGCTGAAAATAGAGACGAAAATTAGCGGGTGGCGGGGGAGGTTGCAATGACCCATACACAGTCCCAGCGGTGGAATCAACTTCAAACGTCAGAGTGATTAGTTTCGGGATTTTACTTTGTTTATAGAGGGTCGTCAAATAGTTGACAGAGCCCGATGCAGGGGGAAATGAGAATTCCCAAAGACCTTTTGTAGACGAGACTACAGATGCGCCCGTTGAATACTGGAACATCCAATCTGTCGGAGTAGTTCTGACTGTGTCCGACGAGACAAACCATCTCTCGAACATGTCCAAGATGTTCCTCACACTGTACTTGGCTTTATTTATGGCAAGATAGACAGACATGGAGGTTGCCACCCCCGCTGCACATAAAATGATTATTTCTTTTGTCATAGTTCTCCTAGTACCCGTGAGTCTGCTGCATGCATAGGTCCACCAGAGCACGTCATAGGAAAAGGTGCGGTCGCAAGCCCTTGTTGGGCGAGCGTCCATTGCTGTAATAGTACAGAGTCGGGCACGGACGTATAGTTGATCCACGTGGCACCCGACGGGACATAGGCCGTCAGAAACCGCCAGTAAATTTCGAGCGGCATCTGAACGAAGAAGCTATACAGGAATCTGAGGAATTTGTTATTAATCGAACGAACGTATAGAATCATGGCTTCCTTTTGTGGTTCTACGGCTTGTAATTACGGCATCACAACAAGAGCTGTGCCGTC